GGTACTTCTACGAGGCAACCACAGGCCGAGTGCAGGAGGAAATCTCGGTCCACCACTGGACAGCGTTCGACAATCCGTTCATTGTCAACCCAAAGACTGGGGAGCGCTTCTTCCAAGCCTGGATTGACGATGAGAAACGCCGCAGGCGTTGGACTGACGACAATCCGACGTACATGAGGGAGTGGCTGGGGAAATGGGTGCGGGACGAAGATGGCCTCATCTACCGCATCCGGCCCATGAACCTCATCAAGCAGCGACCTGACCTTGACGACTGGTCCTACGTGCTCGGAATGGACCTCGGCTTCGGTGATTCCACCGCTTTCGTTGTCCTAGCCTACAGCACTGACGGCGCACAGGTCGTCGTTCTCGAAAGCTACAAGCAATCCGGCCTGATTCCCTCTGCCGTTGCTGCCCACGTGGAGCGTCTACGCAGCCGCTACGATTTCGAGGCTATCGTCGCTGACGCTGGCGGTCTCGGTAAGGGCTACGTCGAAGAAATGCGGCAACGCTACGGAATCCCCGTACAAGCTGCCCAGAAGACAAAGAAGAACGCCTACATAGAGCACCTAAACGGCGATCTCCATGCAGGCGTTCTAAGTATCGTAGAGCACGAGAATCTCGCGCTTATCGGTGAGGCAAACTTGCTACAGTGGCGAGCCGATGCCTCCGGTAAGCCTGCTGACGCGGCGCGTAAAGAAGACCCGCGCTTTGAGAACCACCTGTGCGACGCCTGGCTCTACGGCTACCGCTACTGCCGTCAGTGGCTACACGAGGACGAGGAGAACCCACCGTCCAAGCATAGCCCTGAATGGGAGAAGATTGCCGCAGACCGCATGGAGCAGGCCGATGAGGAGGCTTACCGGAGGGCGAGCGGAGCTTGGTGGGAGACTACGCTTGAAGACGAGGCTGCTCTGGGCTTCGATGACGACGGTAGCTTTCAATGACCGTCCGCAGGCTGTTCTCAGCGTCAACCTGCGCCGCACGGGTACTCTTCTGAGCCTCGTACCAGACCAGAGCAGCGTTCACGATATTCGTCAGAGTGGTATGATCCATTTATCTCTCCTGTAGATAGCTACCGGTAACACTAGGGGTAGGCATGAAGCAAAACGATCCCAAGGTCAAGGAAGATATCCTCGAAATCGTCGCTTTCCTCATTCAGAACGGGGCAACGGCGGTAGAGGTATCAGGTGAGGGTCTTGCTGTCAAGTGCAACCTTGCACCAAGGCGTTCCGTGACCTTGCACTCGCCCGAAGAGGAGCCGCAGGACGACAAGGAAGACCCTGCTGCACTTTGGAAGGCGTTCTCCGAGTCCACTTATTACGCGGGTTCTGACGAATGAAAGACAAGCAAGACCTGGAGTGGTGGACGAGCGAGGAACCCCACGAAGAGGCATGGGCTGCGTATCTTCTCATCAACGAGAACGACCAGCCTCGGCAGGAGGCCTACAAGCTGTTTCTGAGCATGTACGGCAACATGTACGGTGCTCGGTTCAGCAATGACCTCGGCCCTATCTTTACCGAGCGCGTCACGCTGAACGTCTGCAAGAGCGTCGTGGATACCGTCGCTTCCAAGATTGCCAAGACGAAGCCTAAGGCTGCGTTCCTGACCTCTGCGGGTAACTACTCTCTGAAGCGTAAGGCGAAGCTCCTGGAGCGCTACGTCGATTCGCAGTTCTACCTCGCCAAAGTGCCGCCCAAGATGCAGGACGCCTTCATTGACGCGCTGTGCTTCGGTACGGGCGTCGTGAAGTTCTACCCCGATGCGGACACGAAGCAGACGGGCGTGGACCGTGTGTACCCCGGCGAGATTCTCGTGGATGCTACCGAGGGTATGTACCGTGCTCCCCGGCAGATGTTCCAGAAGAAGTACATCAGCCGTGACCATCTGCTCAAGATGTTCCCCGAGTCTGCTGACGCCATCTCAGCGGCCCCTGAGATTCAGAACGAGGAGGGTTGGGGGCAGGACTCTACCGCCGACCAGCTCGTGGTCATTGAGGCTTGGCATCTGCCGTCGAACTCGGATGCTACTGACGGGCGGCACATCATCTTCATCGACGGGCACACGCTTCACGACGAGCCGTGGAAGCAGCCTGACTTCCCGTTCGTGTTCCTTCGCTGGAACACCCGCCGCCGAGGCTTCTGGGGGCAGGGGCTTGTCGAGGACTTGGCTGGCATCCAGCTCGAAATCAACCGCCTGCTTCAGAAGATTCAGAAGGTCTTTCACCTTCTAGCCGTTCCCCGCATTTACGTGGAGCAAGGCAGCAAGATCAACAAGGCCTACTTCAACAACATGATTGGTTGCGTGGTGCCCTACGTCGGTGTCAAGCCTGACATCAGCACGCAGCAGACCATTCACCCGGAAATCTTCAATCACCTTGAACGACTCTACGCCAAGGCTTTCGAGATCGCTGGTATCAGCCAGGACACAGCAGCGGGTGCTGTTCCTGCGGGCCTTGACGAAGCCTCGGGAGTTGCCCTCCTCCGGTACAGTGAGTCTCAGACTACTCGCTTCGCTCTTGCTGTTCAGGCTTGGGAGGAGGCGCATTGTGAAGCAGCGCGCATGGTGGTCTCTTGCGGAAAGCAACTGAGCAAGCTGGTGCGTGGCTACTCGCCCGTCACTAGCCGTGACCGCAACACGATTGCCACGGTCAAGTGGAACGAGATTGATATGCAGGAGGATGCCTACGTCCTCAAGGTCTACCCCGCCAGCAGCCTTCCTGACCTGCCGTCTGGGCGAATCAAGATGCTGCTCAGTATGCAGCAGCTTGGCCTCATTCGCGACCAAGCCTCTGTCGCTCGTCTACTCGACTTCCCCGACCTCGAGAGTGACTTCGCGCTCGACCGTGCGGCTAGCGAGGACATTGACCGACAGATTGAGCTAATGCTGGACGAGGGCCGCTTTGAGCCCCCTGAGCCCTTCCAAGACCTACAGCTTGCGCTGAAGAAGGTGCAGAGCGCTTACTTGAAGGCTCGCTGTGACGGCGTGCCCGAGGAGCGCATGGACCTCATGCGTGAGTACATGAACATCTGCCAGAACATGATTATGGCAAGTCAGCCTGTGGAGCAGCCACTTCCTTCGGAAGCGGGCATTCCCCCGGCAGTAACCGCGCAGCAAGGTGCTGCGCCAACCGCTCCGACTGGTAATGAGGTTATGTAATGGAACTTGACCCCGCTGTGCTCGCTGCTCTGGATGGCGCTGATGCGCCCGCGACTGAATCGACCGCCACCGAGGAGGCTGTTGCTGCCCCGGAAACGGCCCTAGAAGCCGCTCCTGAGGCTGTACCCGAGCAAGCCCCCGTAGAGACCCCGAAGACGAACCTGGAGGCTGCTAAGACCCTCCGTGATCGTGCGGCACGCGAGCGTGAGTTCCGTGCTCAGGAAGCCGCCATCAAGCGAGAGAAGGCCGAGCTTGAGCGTTACAAGGCTGAGGTAGCTGAAGCGCAGGAGTTGATCCGTCTCAGCAAGGAAGACCCGCTCGCTTGGCTTGAGAAGACCGGCAACTCGTTTGAGCGCATGGGTACGGACCTCGCCATGGGCAAGCGTTCGTCGCCTGTGGACAAAGTTGTCAACGAGCTGAATGAGTTGAAGCAGCGCATCGCGCAGCGTGAGGCTCTTGAAGCCCGTATGCAGGTCGCTGAAGACTACGAGAACATTCGAAGCGACATCACGCAGTTTGTCCAGAGCAAGCCCGACAAGTACGGCTACACGGCTGCGTCTGGGATGCACGACCTCGTTCTGGAGGCTGCACAGTCACACTTTGAAGAGACGGGTCAGATCGACTTGGATGGTGCTGCCGAGCAAGTGGAGCGTTATCTAGAATCCATCGTCGAGAAGGCTCAGAAGAGTGAGAAGTTCAAGAGCCGGTCTAGGAGTAGCGCAACGGAACCTGCACCCAAAACCCTAACCCACAAGAACTCCTCTCAGGTCACTAGCCGCGAATCGACTACGATGACTGAGAAAGAGCGTCTTGCTAACGCCATCGCACTACTCTAGGAAATAACCCATGCCCGCATCTACTTCCACGCTCAATATGTCGTCCTTCGGCGCTGCGCTGAAGGTTTATTACACGAACGATAAGGTCGAGTCGGTCGTCCTTGACGACAACCCGCTCCTGGCGCTCCTGCCGAAGATGACGAAGTTTGAGGGTAGCTCGCTGCCCATTCCGATCATCATCGGCCTGCCGAACGGCCGCAGTGCTTCGTTCACGACGGCGCAGAACAACGCCGCGTCGAGCCGCATCGAGTCGTTCGTCCTTACGCGCGTCAAGAACTACGGCATCGCCCGCATCGACAACGAGACCATGAAGGCATCGGGATCGAACAAGGGTGCGTGGTTTGAGGCTCGCACGCAGGAGATTGACGGCATTCTCAAGCAGGTTAGCCGCTCGCTTGCCATCCAGCTTTACGGCACGGGCACTGGTACCCTCGGCGCGTACACGTATGCGTCGCCTAACACGTACTTTACCTGCACGAACATCGACGACATCACGAACTTCACGCTGAATCAGAAAGTCGTGTTCTCGCTCACCGACGGTTCGACGCCGCACTCGGGCGCAGTCTTCGTCGTGCAGCTTGACCGTGACCTCGGTCGCGTTTACTGCGCTCCGACCCTTGGCGGCACGGCAGCGAATATCTCGACCACCGTCGCGTCCATCGGCACGGCTGGTTTCGTGTATCCCGAGGGTGACACGGGTACGGTGGCTATCTCGGGCCTCCGTGCGTGGCTTCCCGACTCGGCCCCTGGTGCAACGCTGTTCTTCGGCGTTGACCGCACGGCTGACACGACGGGTCTCGGCGGTATTCGCTTCGACGGTTCGGCGCTGAGCATCGAAGAGGCGCTTCAGAAGGCAGCGTACAAGGCGAAGCAGCTTGGTGCCAAGCCCTCGCATGTCTTTATGAACCCGGTGACGTTCGGTGAGCTTGCTATCTCGCTTGGTAGCAAGGTCATCTACGACGTTGCCAAGACGACCGACGGTAAGTTCGGCTTCGACGCGATTGCCCTTCACACGCCCGCGGGCAAGGTGAAGATCGTCTCCGACGCCAACTGCCCGAGTAGCCGCGCGTTCATGCTCACGATGGACACGTGGAAGCTGTGTAGCCTTGGTCCCGCGCCGCAGGTTCTCCAGACGGACGGTAACTACGTCCTTCGCACTGCGACCGACGACTCGGTTGAGGTCCGCACGGGTTACTACGCGCAGCTTGGCTGCTCGGCTCCGGGTTGGAACGTCAACATCAAGCTGGCCTGATAGGAGCCACTAATGCCTGGAATCAACGAGCGACTTGAGCGCACTTGGGCGCGCAACGACAACGAGGTCGTTTATACTGGCCGATGGACCTTTGCCGCTGCTGACAGCGTGCCGGGGTCCAAGGTCGGCGGTATTGGAATGACCCTCACCAGCACGGGCACGGGGTTGTTCACCCTGACGCTTGAGTCTACCCCCGCTGCAATTCTGCACGTCGAGCCAATTATCGTGAATACGACGCAGAGCGTGTTTGTGTTGACGTATACTGCACGCGGGGCGACGTTCCGCACGGCAGCCTACGCTACGCACGCGACGCCTGCACACCCGACCGCTGGAACCATCCTCGCTCTGCGCGTCACTGCACTGAAGTCTCTGGTGAAGTGATGAACAAAGCGATTCTGATGACCATGATGCGG